ATGTGATGGCGAATTTGATGTTTTTGTTTTTCAAGGCAAGAACGACATCACTTACGACATTCCAAAGTCTGAACTTAATTGGTTAGAAAAACAAGTGCCAATCTATGCTGGATACGAACCCCCAAGCCGCCAGCGTGTGGCTCGGGCAATCAATGGTTACTTCAACAAAACTTTTTAAAGGCAATTCATGAAATACATTTTTTTACTTTTGGCTTTGGTTGGATGTGCCAGCCAAACCCCTGCACCCGTAGAAACACGGAATGAAACCATGCAAGAACTGGTCATGGATAAAACGATTCAGTCAATGGGTCGCAATGAAGTGATTGATGGTATCAAACAGTGCGAAACCGCAGGGCTTCGTGCAATACCAATTTATGCAAAACGCAAGATAAACGGTCACTCCGCTGAAACGGTTGTGGATGTTACTTGTGGTCCACGTTACAGATAAAAAGGAGACAACATGAAACACATTGCAACAGCATTAGTTAAGGCTCAGAAAGCCTTTGGCCCAGCCCTAAAATCATCTACCAACCCACATTTCAAGTCCCGCTACGCAGACTTAGCCGCTTGCGTTGAGGCGGTTATGGGGGCTTTAAACGATAACGGTATCGCATTGGTGCAAAAATCATACGACTGTGAAAACGGTGTAATGGTCGAAACAATGTTTGTTCACGAGTCTGGTGAAATGTTGGAGTGTGGCATCTTACACTTTCCAGCAAGCAAAGCCGACCCTCAAGGCCATATGAGCGCTTTGACCTATGCTCGCCGAGGAAGTTTGATGGCTGCTTGCGGTATTGCACCTGAAGACGATGACGGAAACTCTGCCAGCAGACGCACTGAAATTAAATCCACAGTCAACGAAAGCCAGCTTCTTGACCTGATGGCTGCAATGGATGAAGTCACCACACTCAAAGAACTTCAGGAAACCTACAAAGCCGCCTACAAAGCAACAAATGGCGAGCAGGCATGGCAGACCAAGGTCATTGCTAAAAAGGATGCTAAAAAAGCACAGATTGAAGGTGGCAAATAATGGAACAAGGCACAACAGAATGGTTTGCTGCCCGATGCGGCAAGGTCACCGCAAGCCGTGTGGCAGACATCATTGCCAAGACCAAGACAGGGCCAAGCGCCAGCCGTGAGAACTACCTTGCCCAATTGGTCTGCGAAAGGTTAACAGGCAAACCCGCAGAGTCATTCAGCAATTCAGCCATGCAGTGGGGTACAGACACTGAGCCTTACGCTCGGGCGGCTTATGAGGCCAGAATGGACATCTTAGTAACCGAGGTGGGGTTTGTTAACCATCCCCGCATTGCAATGGCTGGCGCTTCTCCTGATGGCTTGGCTAATGAGGGTATCGTTGAACTGAAATGCCCAAATACTAGTACGCATCTGCAAACTTTACTAGATCGCAAAATTCCAGAAAAGTACATCACGCAAATGATGTGGCAAATGGCTTGCACCGATACACCTTGGGCAGACTTTGTTTCATTCGATCCACGTCTTCCGGAAAGACATCAGCTATTCATCAAGCGCATCAACTATGACCCCGAAATGGTTAATTTGCTTGAGAATTCAGTCATCCAGTTTTTGGGTGATGTAGACCTAAAAATCCAACAACTTGAAAGCCTAACATGAGATTTGACATTAAATTCCCAGCCCGAACTTATAAAGTACAAGGCGTTGACAAAACATATTGGACAACACACGGAACTTTATGGGTAGATGAAAAAACCAGAAAAATGACTATACAGCTTGATTCATTGCCGCTTTACAAAGAATTCACAGGAAAAATGTGGGTTTTTGAACCAGACATAAATGCCCCTGCAAACAAATTTGGCGATGGTGCAACTCATGATGGATTACCAGATGACCCTCAATTTTAAACGAGCAAGGTCACTTGACCCAGTGACCAGCCATGCTGCAGCCGAACAGTTTAAAGCTGGTGACTTGCACTTTGATTTAATCGTACATTGTCTCCAGCGGTTTGGCCCATTGGGTAAAGATGGCATTTCTTACTTAATTGGGTTGGATGGTAATCAAGTTGCTAGACGCTTGCCTGAAATGAAAAGACTTGGGCTGGTGGAATTAACTGGTCAAGTCACCAAGTCAAAGTCTGGCAGGGCAGAACGTGAATGGCGGTTTGTGCCAGTACAGCAGGAGTTAATATGACAAAAAACGAACTCATGGTTCTAAACGTGGGTGGAGTATGGAATACAAATCCAAACTGGCCATCAATCATTGATGATGGATATGGAATTAACCATGCCATTAAATATTTAGAATTGGTTGCAAATGACTTTACTTTTACATTCAGAACTTCAGAGCAAAAATGGCCGAGTTCGTGTATTGATCTTGATGAAACCATAAATCTTCACAAACCATACGGACCAAAAGCAAGTAGATAAGTATGATTGACAGAATAATTCTTAGTGCCGTGCTTGCCACAGTGGGGGTTAATGGGCTATTCCCTGACCCGCCAACACCAATGTCGCTTAAAGAAAAAGCAAAAGAGAAATCTATAAGCGAGATGTGCGACAGAAAGCCCAAGAGCAAAGAAGCGAAAGATTTGTGTAGACGTTGGAAAAAACAATAGGAGTTTTTATGATCGCCACAGTCTTTGCTTTAACTATTGGTGCAGTTATTGGGATTGGGACACTAGTGCTTTTTGCTATGCTTTTGGCACACGTTCAAAATGTGGACAATCCACCAGATTGGAGAAGTGCCCACCCCAACGATTCTGAGGGTGCAGACTCTCCCAATACGCCCCAAGCGGAGCAAGAATATCCTTACTCCAAATGATCTTGCCATCTTTAAAAAAATTAAGATCAATGGCGCATCTTTTCAAATGAATACTGTTCATGGTTTTGGAACGCCCAGCTTTGACGTGTAGAGCCTGCTGTTCAGGTGTGCGAGCTAATTCACCACCAGTCACCATAAAACCTTGGTCTGTAGCATATTGAATCAATTTGCAAGCATCCAACAGGAATGCGGCTTGTTCGGTGCTTAAACTCATTTTTGCTCTCCGTCTGTTTCGCCGTGCGATAGTTTTACGCCAGCCAATAAGCCAATAAACCCGCCCACAATGGTTTGAAATGCAGGACTAATCAATTTAAAAATCTCTGCATTGTCAACCTTCTCGTCAAACAGTCCAGCCATTAAAACGCCAACCATACCAACTACAACAATGCATAAAGTAAAGCTGACCATCAGGGTGACAAGGAAAGTTAACTTGGCTTTCATTTTTTCCTCATGTCTGCAAGTTTTTCAATTGTTCGCCCACCAAAATAAGCACCCATAATCAACATTCCCCAGTTGCCTAGCAGGGTGACGTAGGACTCGTTTGCGTTATACCCATAGGCAGACATTAGGGCGAAGAGAAAGTACCCCAAAAAGATGGCTATAAGGCTCATAGGGCGTATGTTTTTAGACAGCCAAGAGTCACTAGACATATCAGCTTGCCAGCGATCTGTGACGTTATCAGCATCACTCTGTGCGGCTTTTGCCAGTAGATCGAGTTCAGCCAATTCCATTTTGGCTTTTTCAATGCCCAACTCAAGTAAACGCTCTTCATGTTCAAACTGCAACTGCCTCAGATTGCTGACATCTTCTGCTGTTGGATTGTCGGGTATCTTTACACCCAAAGTTTTTTCGACAACTTCTTTGCCTTTGGCTTGAATGGCAGACGACAGTAAACCCAGCCCGTTTTGGGCAAGACTACCAAGGAGTGAGGCTACGATAGGTAACATCTGTTTTTTTCTCCAATTGAATTTTTACATCTACACAAATTGCTTCAACCGTTCTACCTTGCTTGATAAGTTCACTTTTTTGTTGTGCAATTTCTTGCGAACATTTTTGCTCACTCAAAGTATAAATCTCTGACTGAAAAAAAGCACATTCCAACCCAATGCAAATATACAGCAAAGGGATGTAAATTGTCATTTTTTATCCTCACGTTCTTTTTGCTCAATTTGCCGCCTAAGTTTTTCCACTTTTTCTATTTGCTGCTTAACCTCATGCTTGGCTTGCAACACATCCATGTACAACATTCCAAGCAACGGAAGCAACATAACAATAAGAACACAAGCCGCTACCCAACCCATCACAGCCCACCAGTCTTGTTTAAGAGGCTGAGGAGTAGCCACAAATAAAGGAGGCATAGGAAAGTCACCAGCAGATACGCTTGCCTTTCTCTTAGCAGTCGTTCCCTTTCCTTGCGTTGCCATGATTCATCATCTCGCTTTTTCCTTGCTTTGTCTTGCTCTACTTTAATGACATCCCGCATATCAAAAACTTTGCTATATAAAGCCCCCATTTCTTTAGGTGCGCCATATACCATCGCTTCTCGTATCTCCGTTTCCAACAATGCCATCTGGTCTTGAGCCATAACCCGCTTGAGGGCGGCTTCCATCAGGTTAGCATCAGGGTCGTAGGTGGTCTTGCTTTTTTCTTCTTCTTCCCTTATGTGGTCGGCAAGTTGTTCTTGCAGTTTAAAGAATTGAGAGAGTTGGGTGACGATGTCTGACATGACTTGGGTTTCGTCAACGGCAACGTAAGCTTCTTTCTTTTTCGCCACAGACTTGGGGCTTGCGGTGGGCGCTGTTCCAAAGAGTTTTTGCCAAAAACTTCTGACTTGTTTTGCATCTAAGACTACCTCGTCAACAGTTTTTTTAATTTCCATGAAAGACGTTTTTGCGTCTTTATAGAGTTTGCACCCTTGTTTGATGGCGGCAACACAGGCGTTGGCTGCAAACAG